TACCCAAGGGTGTAAGCAAGGCACATCGTTGACAATCCGACAGTCGTTCCACCGCCGATCAATGCGTATTCGTTTTTATAATCTGGAAGGTGTGTTTCTATGCCTTCCATAGCGGGGTGCCATGTAGTGACATTCCCCACCGATTCAAACAAAGTGGGATGACACTGCGAAGAAATTAGATATTCTTCGGCTTTGCCAATCAGATCAATGTTTTCCGGTCGTGCGTCCAGAATGACTTGATATTCCGGGACAATGTTGTGCCGGTTTAAAAACTTTGCCGTTCCGTTCAAGGCAAATATAACTTGCCCCAATTCTCGGCGTTTTTCAATCATTGGCAAAAACTCAGCCAAAGACGGGCCACCACCTACTATGATGGCATGACCATCATGGGCTGGTTGTTCAGTAATCCACTTATTGCAGGATCGTGAATTCAAACTGACATTGCCAAACAACTCGGCATCGTCAGTATTGCAAATGATCTCAATATCCATGCAAGATTGCGAGCCAGAGCGTCCCCTGACCCGCTTTCCTTTCTTTAAGTGATACGACCTTGCAGATGCGGACGGTTCATCACCACGTTAACTGTGGTTGTAGCCGAGGCAACCGTTGCAGCGTTTGCAGTCCGAGCGCCAAGGATTTCTTTGCCCGAACCCGTTGCGCCAACTTTACCCGTTGATTTCACGCCTACCGCTACGGTAGCCGCAAAGTTAGACGAGGTTGATTTAGCGCAAACAGCAGTGCCTTCAATCTGATACCAGCCAAAAGAGCCAGCAGTATTTGCAGACATTGCCACCGCTACAGGACGCGCTTGGTTGGAAGTTGTTGCAGCCAGCGTCGTTTGATAGGTCGTGCCGTCATAAGTGACCAGCGAACCTACAGTCGTGCTTGCTACGCCAACCAACAAGATAAACTCGCCTGCTCCATACGTCGGATCAAAAGCGCGTTCAATCTGCCCCAAGGTTGCCGGAGGAGTCGGAATAGCACTCGTTCCGTTAGCCATCGTAACGCCTGCGTCAAGCTGGTTAATTTGCAGCAGACCGGCTTTGTTGTCGTCAAAAGTATATGCCATTTTATATCTCCTTTAGGCAATCAGCACGCCGCAGAACTGCGGCCCGCTGGAAGTAAGATTGCCTGCCCAACCAATCAGCTTGACAACAGCGTCTTGGTTGATTGCTTGACGCTCACCACCAATCGGCACAAAGTTCCGATCAGAATGCGGTCTGAACATCATGTACTTGGTATTCAGAAACCACATGTGGTTAGCAGTTGCGGCAGAACCGATACCACCGTCAAGGACAACATCGGATGCCATGCCAGCGCCGTAGTATTTCAGCGATGCAAAACCGGCACCAGCAGAAGAACTGCCAGAGTCAGAAATGCGCTGAATCGACTGAAGCGATTGCAAGTACAAACGATAGTAGTTGTTATCCGCAACGATAAGATCAGGCTTATCTGTACCGCGAATCAGTTGAACCGCCAGGGAATCCATGTATTGCTGGATATTGGAAGCAGTAGTTGCTGAACCGCCATCCGTTGTCCCAGAATACTTAACCGAACGCCAGAACGTAAAGCTGGCACGATTGATGCCGCCATAGGTTCCAGTGCTAGGTGCGTCAGGAACAGCAGCGCCCAAACCAGTAATGTTTTTGCCGCTGTTGCCGGTTCCGTCCAAATAAATATCAGAACCGATACGGTTTGCCAGTTGAGCTTCAGCAACGTTCATGCGACCGTCAAGCAGATCAATGATCGCTTCTTTGCCGCTATTCTGGATCATTTCCAGTCCGCTGATAGATACAGCAGCAGCGTACTGAGTGATAGAGAATTGCGCCGAGCTAATCGGGCTGTTCTGGCTGACGTTCAGCACTTCATAGCCGCTATAGCTGTTCGTGTTGTTCGTCGTGCTGTCGTTATACATAATTTCTTGCAGGATGACGTTACCGCCGGAGAACGTTTTAACGTTCCCGCGTTCCTTCAAGCGCCGAAGCAGTGCATTGTTGTTTGTTACGTTGTCAGCCAGCTCACCGGTACGACTTTGAATGTTAGTCGCAATGATGTCGCTGATTGAGCTATTGGCGAATGCCATTTTATTTGCTCCTAATCAGATTAATCAAAAACGCTCACTCATGGAATCAAACTGCTCTGCCAAGAGAGAACGCCTGTCTTGCGCTTTGGTTGTCGTTACAGCGCCGGGTGTGGAGCTTTTCACGCTGACCGCTGCCGCCCTTGCCGATTTGACAGCTTTGGTAGCTGCCGCCCTTTTTGCCGCATCAACTTCGGCTTGTTTGCTCTGTTGAGTTGCTTCAAAAAGGTTCGAGTCTAGGCGTAATGCTTTGTCATACGCATCTTGAAGATCAGTCGCAACACCACTCTGTAGGAGTTGGATCATTACGGGCCTGGCTTCTTCAAAATGTTCAGCCTTCTGGGAAAACTGGTTAATTTCCCCAAGAAGGACGGAATTCTGTGCTTGTTCTTGTTGTTGCTTCCAGTTATTAACTTCTCCGCGAACTGAATTCAATTCGTTTTGAAGCGTGTAAACCATTGGATCAACAGCAGTTTGTTGTGGCAAACCCTGTACTTGACCTAAATTTACTCCGTATTGTTGTGCAAGTCTACCAAACAGTTGCAATTTCTGGTCAGGTGTGCTGAATCGGAGCGCGTGATCGGCTTCCATCAACGCCTTTACTGCGCGGGGAGCATCAATTCCCAGACCTTGAATTGTTTGCAAATAAGGCTGTACCGCTTCTTGCATTTGATCGGCAAATTGTTCTTTAGCTCGCAAAGGCTCTAGGCCCGCTTTCATTTGTTCTTCGCGCTGCCAGGCATATTCCTGCATACGCGCTGGCGCGGCTTTCCAGTCCTCGTGATAATCTTTTTTCCAGCTTGCCGGTGGGCGTTTCCAGACGGGTTCTTCAACCGGTTCAGGTTCAGCCTTTTGTGCAAACTTCCCCGCTTCATCCCGTTCTGCTTTAATGGGTTCTTGTTCAGCTTCTTCAAATTGCTGTTCAAGTAAATCCCGCCTAGCATCAGCGTTTTCTACGGGCACAATAGAATTCAGATCATCAGACATTTGGTTCTCCCTGTGGGGGTTTAACGGCGGGTAAATCGAGCTTCTTCTCGGAGTTTGTGTAAGATTTTGTCAGCATCGCGGTTTGTCATATTGGCAAGTTGCGCCCGTAAAACTTCACGCCGATTGTCTGTGTTTTGTGGTCTTTTTGTTTCCATTACTTCATTGCCAATTTCAATACAATTGTGTTCGCGTAAATGTTCTCGGTGCTGCCGCCTGCCCATAATCATTGAACCGTCAGCCATAGATTGATAAGGTTGAATATCAGGCATAATTTGATGTAAAGACTCACTTACAGATTGCTCACCTATTTCAATGGCTTCACCGTTTTTATATATCCATCGTTTTCTTGTCATAGCAATGCCAGCACTTCCTCGTCGTCCATTTCAATATGCTCTGTGTAGAGCGCTTCAACCTTTGCAATATCACGCATTAGCTTGTCAAAATCTATTTGTTGAACTGTTGCTGCGGTTTGTTGTCCGCGAGCTTTAGTTTTGATGTACGGGGCGACAATTTCTTCGGCAATCCCTGGTTTGCCTTCAACAATTCGTTCGTAGATGTTGATGATTTCTTGCTTGCGTTTCTCTTTTTTTGCACGTTCTTCTGCCCATCGTTTCTTTTTATAGTCACCGTCATGGGTGTCATCAATGAAGATGGGGGGGACATAGGCAATAACGGTTCCGGCGCTACCAGTGGCTTCAACCCCAGTAATTGCAACACCCGCTGCCAAACTGACAAGCCCGGCGGCACCTGTCGCTTGTGCGCCAGACAAAGCAAGGGTAATCGTTTCGCCTTCATTTCCAACGGCTCCTGTGGCTTGCACTCCGGTAATGGCAATAGTAATGCCCGGAGATTCCGTACCTGCGGCTCCAGTTGCGTTAGCTCCGGTGAGGGTTTGTTCAACAGAAATGCCCAGGTTGCCCGCGCTACCCGTTCCGACATTGCCGGTGATGGGTAGGCTATCCCATAGGGCATCGTCCCATGTGCCTGTGTCCCATGCGCCCTGTGCCATGAATTAAGCAATTCGGATAAGTGCGTTGGTTGAGTCATTTGTTGGCATTGTCAACGTGAAAGTTCCAGCCGTGATGGTTTGACTGCCAAACGTGTGAACGCTGATTGCTTTGTTTGATTGCGTTGAGTTATAGACCAGCACCGCGTCAAACGCTGTGGCAAGGGTAACGTTTGTCCAAGTAAAACTTGCGCTTGGTGTCCAATACCCTGTCGTTCCTCCTGTAGTGGGCGCTGTTGCATTGGTCACAGTAATGCCGCCAGCCACATAGTTAGTGCCTGAAACTTCATTTGTTGCCGCGTATGCCGTTGTTCCAGCCCCTTGACTGCCGGAGGCTAGATACAAAGCAGCTTTCAGGGTGTCAGCTCCGGTTCCAGCCCTAATTACGGTAGTTCCAAACGCATGAATTCCCGACAGAATTTCACCTTTAAAACTGGTACACATTGCCTGGCTGTTAGCCATTAAATCCTCCGACTTCAGATATAGAAACAATTGGCTTTTTCATACGCACATGCGCCGATCTATGGACAAGTTCCCCGTCTAGCCAGTATTCAATCCAGTTAGTGTTTTCGTTGTCGTTGTCCACAACGCCCTCACGTTTTTCCAACAGGGAATCGTCCATTTCTCCCTTTGTGGTGGTCACTATCATTGTGTGACAATCTCCACGCCAGCAGCTCTACCGTCAGGGCCACGCACAATCCGTTTAGGTGCAGACAACATTTGCATCATCCCGCCCATTTGATTCATTGTTTGGTCGTGTTTTCCCATCATGGATTCGTGCATGTCAGATATTCTGCTAATTGCTTCGGCAACATGATTGCCCAGTTCATAGGTGATCTTTTCGGATGCTGCTTGCTGTGCTTCCATTGCCGGAATATCCAGCCCCGGATTTGCCCCGATACGGGCAACCATAATCTTAGTTGCTGCTTCAAGTTCCGTTTTCCAGCGGTTAAATTGTTCTTCTGTTTGCAGCTTTTGCTGTGCCATTGCCGCGTCATATTGTTGGCGTTGCGCTTCACTTTGTGCAGCCGCTTGAATCTTCATCTGCTCAATTTGCGTATCAGCCTGTATTTTTGCCTGCTGGATTTGAGCGTCAAACTGTGATTTGGCTTGTGCCGCTTGAATATCTGCTTGCGCCCGAGCCTGATCGGATGCTTGCTGCGCTTGCATCTTAATCATTTCAGGGTCTGGTTTAGGTTGTTGCGGTTGTGCCTGTTTCTGTTTCATCTGATCCAACGCAGCATCCAAAGCCCCCTCAATCGGTTTAGATTGTTTGAACGCCGTAATGCCAAACTTCATCACTTCAACCAGCATCGGGGTAATTTCCGGGCTGGCTTGGGCTACCGGCAAGGCTTCGCGCAAGAATCCGCTAAACGCCTGTATAAACTCCATTCTGTCGCGTTTGGTTTGTGCCTCATCCAATTGCACCAAGGAATCAGCGGCAACTTCAATGCGGAAGCTCCGCAATGGATTGTCTTTCATCAGTTGCAAGGCTTCGGGAATCAATTGCTGGTCAGCGGGCTGCATTTGTTGCGCTGCCGCATACATTAGAATTGTTTGAGGCTGAAACTTGCTGCAAATGATCTGCGCTTTCAGTCTGAGCAATTCGGTGGCAAACATAGCCACATCTTCTTGCATCGAACGCAAACGGATGGATGCGTATTGCCCTTTGATCTGCTGTGCTGTAGCCGTTTCGCTTGCCATCGAACTACCGCGAATAATGTCTGACAGCCCGGTGATTTCGTAAATCTGGTTCTTAATTTCAGTCCTTGCCCGGTAGCATTGCAGCAGTGCATCAGCCAGGGTATCTAGCGGCAGCAGGTCAATACTTCCCTTCAACCCGCCCTTCTCGCCAAACGCCATCCACTTATCAACAGGAATGAGAGCGTTATTCTCGCCCTCGGTCATCAGGCGCTGCAATGCTGGTTGGCTTGCGTCATATACACCCCGCACACGCAAAGCCTTTACAAGCCCGTCTATACGGTCTGAGAGTATGTCTAGCTCGACTGCTTGATCTTGATACAGCACAAAGTCAGGTACCGGAACAAGGGTATCGCTTGTCATCGTTGCGTACAGCGGACGGGCGCAGGGCCAGAATCCTTCAAGTTCTAGCGGATCGTCACGTTCATCAATGACTTCTGGCATGTTCTTACTAAACCAGACCACTTTCCCTGATTCTTTGTCCCATAGCTCGCAAATCTTGGCGCGGGTGTGTTCTTTTGAGGATTGCCCGTATGTTTTTAGGGTGTCTGGGCCTGCGTCAAACGGGATGTTTTTGCCAACCTTTTCGCCAAATCGTTCAATAAGGGAATCGCGGGTCATATAAACCCACCGCCATACACAGGTAACTTCCTCCCAAGTACGCGCTATGGAATGCCCAAAGTCTTTCCAGTGAACATAATCAGTCGGAGCGCATTCGTATTCAATTTCTTCCTGCGGTTCCATTCCGCCAGCAGTAGGGTCGTTCTGCATCCCCATTTCGGCTTCGTCGGTGTCCTCGGTGATGCTCAAACCATCCTCGGGAATGTCCATTTGCCGAACATGCGGTTCGTACCGCACCCAAGCAACACCACGCCCGCCAAGAAAACGATCTTCAACGCAATGCTTCATAGTTGCGCGGAAATCGGGGTAATGCTCAACCTCAAAATCTAGCGCACGCTCAATCAATTGTGAGGCTACCCTGCCCACAGGGTCGTTATCGCCAAACCTACGGGCTACGTCTGCTTTAGGCAATCGCGCATAGACCGCAGGGATTAAAGTCTGAACGTTAGACCAAAGAATGTTGAACTTTGCAGTTTCATTAGTTGTTGCGCTGCGGTTATCGTCCCTGTAACGCTTGATGATTTTTTGCGTTCTTGCTTCCCACTTCTTAAAGTCACCATCATAAGTGGCAACTATGTTTAGCCACTTATCAACGCCGGTTGTGGTTTGTTTCATTTATTCGCGCCCTATGATGTTCATGTGCTTGGGGTCAAATACGACGAAGTTGCTGGTGCCGCCGCCAGCGCGTGAGCCTTGATCTAGGTAGCGGATGCCGGGGATGCCGTGACTTTGTAAATAATCCGATGCGCCGTCCTTGCCATAGACCCTTTGCGCCCATGTGACAAGTCCAGACCCATCAAGTCTGCCCGCGTCCTGCTTTAGCAATTTCACCGATTCTTTATCTAGTTTTGGGATTAGCCCATCAAGTGCGGCTCTGCCGTTCGGGGTTGCGGTCAGCGGTTTGTCGTAGTCCAGCATCTTGGCTATCTGCTCGTCGGGAAGGTCTACTTTGTAGAGATTGCCGGAAGGTGCGTTCTTAATCTTTGCGCCTTTTAATGCTTCAATTTGCTTTGCAAGGGCTGCCGAATGTGCGCGACCTTCTGGTGTTAAGAATTGTTCAGTAGCCCCGCGCCGCGCCATAGCCAAAGCAGTGTCGTATCCATTTGCAGAAATTGATGATGCAGCAGAAAAGTTTGGGTCTATAGGAAAAACTTTTTTACCGTTGAGTAAAGTGTCCGTGGTTTGCAAAGCATCTTGATACCCTTTTGCTACGTTGGGATTCTCAGCCAAATACAGCCCATGCCCATAAGCCTGCGCCCCTTCCCCCGTCCCAATCTTTGCCGTGTCAAACTCACCTAGCGGGTTCTTGGCAGTCGGCGGGAATCTATGGGGTGTTCCGTGATACACATCAAGCGGCAGAATACCGCCTGTTTTCACCATGTAATTCTCAAGCCCTTGTGCCAGTTCCGGCCCCGCAAAGCGTCCTACTGCTCTCGCCCCCTTTACCGCAGGGCCAGCCATCGGAATCACCGAGGAAAGCACATCAATTGCCATCCCTAATTGCTCGGACTGGTCTTTTGACTTCTTGAAAGCCGGGTATTTCTCATCCATTACGGATGTGGGCGGGGCCATAAATTCACGCGCTGCTGCCCCCTGCGCGGCAAGGTTTGGGTTCAAAGTTGCGGGTCGTTGTGCTGCTTCCAGCTCTTGCTGGTAGCGCAGCGCAGCGGCTATGCGTTCAGCATCAGCCACGATTGCGCCCCGAAATAGCTTTAGCTTTAGCTTGTGCATCTTCTTTGCTGCTGGCTCCCCATGCTTTGAGCGCCAAAGCTAGGCGAGTCGGTTTCCCGTTCTTCTCCATTGGCCCCGGCATATTGCCCATACGGGCGAGGAATGAGGCTCTGCGGGGATTGTCGCCAGCTTTTACAGGCGGTTTCAACGTCCCGCCCGTTTCGGCTTTGTACGAGGCTCTGCCCTTGGCGTTTAACCCGCCCTCAGGGTTTTTACCTTCTTTGCGTTGCCATGCAGCGGTCATTTTTTCTTCTCGGGTTTCGCAGTCTTTGCCGCTTCGCGGAAAGCAT